CATCACCGCCAAGATGATAGAGCAGCATCAGCAGCATCAAAAAACCGCCCGTGCGGCCAGCGTGGAATATCAACAAACCAAGTCCGAACGAGACGAGAAAGTGAGGGTAAGACGTGAAGTGGTACAAAAGATTATCGAGCGGCCTGTGTATATTGACGATTGCACTGATGCAAGCGGGGTGTCAGTCCTCAACGCCGCCATTGCCGAACGCCATTGAGCCGCCTGCCGACTTAGCTACACCCTGCCCAAGGCTACCTGAATTATCCGGCACTACGGGCAAGGTCATGCTGCCGTGGGCGCTGGAGGTGGTGCATCTGTATAACGACTGCGCGGCACGGCATGATGGGTTGATTAAGGCGTGGCCAAGGTAGGAAATCCGTTCCGCAAAAAATTTCCAGCCTTTGATTTTGTTGGATAAAAATCAGCTTCAAACGCAACGATTGCGGAACGGAAATATAGACGGAAGCCTTATAAATCCTTGATTCGTTATGTTCTATCACATAAATACATACTGCATAAATAGAATTCATCTTTTGGCAGCCATTATATTTCCGCAATTTCTAGAGGCGTTCCGCAAACGCTATTTCAGCGGCTTGAGAATTTTACCGCGCCGGATATAGATTTTGGTCATCTGCTCAGAGGTGTGGCCAAGTTGGTCAGAGGCGCTGCGGGTGTCGGCAGTCAGGTAAATATCCGTGGCGGCTTTAGCTCTCAAATCGCGGAATTGGAATGTGGATAACTCCGCCGCCAGTTCAGGCCGCTGCTGCATGACGGTTTTTCTCAACTCTAAAAACTGCCTGCTTAGGGCGGCGCGGGTCAGTGGTTTCCCGTGGCTGTTGAGGAACAGGTAGCCGTTATATTGGTGGATACGGTCGATGATTTCTTTGAGCTTGCCGCTGATTTCAAAGCGCAACTTAGCGCCTGTTTTCTGTTGGCTGATATGCAGGATGCCTTCGTGGATGTGGCTACTGTGAATGCCGACTATATCAACAGGGCGCTGGCCGGTAATGTAGGCGATGTCCATTAAATCGCGCATCTGCTGGCCGGCAGCCTGATAGACGGTCTGATACAGGTAATCCTCAATATAAACCTCACGGCGTTTCTTACTATGCTTCTTGACGTTGCGGCAGGGGTTTTCTTTGCTTGTCCAGCCCTGCTCTCTGGCATAGTTAAAGATGGCGCTGAGATAACCGATTTCGTTGTTAGCGCCGCCGGGGGTGTCTTTGCGCCAGTCGAGATAACGGCGGACGTGTGCCGGTTCGATTTCATCCAGTGGCGCCGGGTTCTCTCCGCCGAAAAACTTAGACAGCTTGCGCACGGCATTGTTGGCACTGGAAATGGTGTTGCGGCTGCGGTGGCTGATGATATTCTGCAGGTAGCGTTCGGCTGCAACAGGGAAGGTAACGCGGGCGGACTTGGGCAGTTTGGCTGCTTCGAGTTTGCTCCACTCTTGGACGGCGGCAATGTAGTCCGTGCCAAGCGGGATTTCTTTGCGCCGCCCGTCTTCCCGCCCGTCGTAGTAGTAATAGACGGTGGTCTTGCCGTTTTTTCGGGTGCGTTTGCGCGCCAGCATTCTATCCGGCAGGTTGCTGTTGGCGCTTCGTTTCCTGCCCATGATTATTCCCTCCTAGACTGCCGGCTGCCACCTGGGCTTGTCCGGCTTGTGTTTCTGCGGTTTGCCTTCCAGCACGCTGCGGCTGACAACAGGGTAGCCTGCGGCATTGGTAAAAAACGGAATGCCGTTTTTGCGCAGGGTTTCGGCCTGTTTTTTCGGCTGCTTGCGGCTGGTCAGTTCGATGATTTCTTCGCGGGTTAAAAAAATATTGGTCATGTTGCCCCTTTCAAATAATAATCTTGATGATGGACTGTTCGCCGTCCACCTCTTCCAGTCCGTCTAATTCGCGCAAGCCTTGCATGGCTACCTCGTACAAGATCTGGCTGAGGTTTTCACGGGTTACGCCTTCGCTCGTTATCTTGGCTTCGCGGATTTCGTATTCAGGCTTGTCGTGTATCTTCAGCCAAATCTCGAAGCGGTATTTGCGCGGTTTGTCGAAGATACGCTTGCGTTTCACGGGGTCGGCAAAGTCGCCGAACATCTCGGCGATTGCATGAAATTCGCGGTAGGTATCTGCACCCACCAAGGGGAAGGTGCAGTACCCACGATAGGGCTTAGACGGTTTCCGCTTTCGGTTTCGGCTCACGTCTCAATCTCCAAAATTAAAACCGCCCGAAGGCGGCCTAGTTAATCAATATCCCCACGACAGATTGCGTTCAATACATCGGCGTGGGTTTGGGCGGCGGCTTGGCTTAAGTGGACTAAGCTGTTTCTCATCAAACCGTAATCTATCGGGTCGGCTTTCCAAACGAGCTTTTCGGCACTATGCCCACATGTTGAATACGCACGAACAATCCAATATTCTGTGCCTACTTCAAGCGCTCCGCTAATCGGTGCCTGAAACTCGTGTCGTCCAACTTTAATTTTTCTTAGCGTAACAGACAGCTTGCGACGGTATTTACACGCATCCTCCCAAATGGGGGAACTCACACAGGTAAACCATTCTTTCTTTTTATCGCTATACAATTCCCAACGCTCCCACGGGCGGTCGGTTTCCATCGCATCTTGGGCGTATTGCAGCATCAATGCTGCGTGTTTGTGTGCTGTCATTTTCAATCTCCAAAATTAAACCATTATTTTTTCTGGCAACGGAATGATTTGCCACATCGGTCGCCACAGATGCAAACAGTATGGATGTAGGCTCACATGGTTTTCTGCCGCCACATGTAGCTGCATTACCACTTCATCATCATTCCAAAATTTACGTTTTACGTAGTCCATTTCTTCCCAAGTTGGGCAACGATGTGGAAGGCTTACACTAACATGCTCCCACCCAAGACCAACTCCTACCATTACGTTCAATACTTCACGTTTTTTGCCTTTGATGTACGGCAAATGGAATAAACCGTTTCTATCCCCTTTCTTGGATAACCAAGGTGCTCTTTGCACTCTGTACTTTTCCGGATATTCTGATCGCATTTTTTCTCTCCAAAATTAAAGCCGCATTACGCGGCGGGTTGTTCGGTTGGGGTATCGGGAGAGTATATTGGCAACCAGCATTTAACATCCTTGGCGTTGCCGAAATCTACATCCCACCTATCGGTATAAACACCAATCTGCACATCATCCCCGCCCAGCCATACCCAAACTATCTGACCGTATTCAGGTAGGCTTTCTTCAGGGCTAATCCACTTAGCTTTCTGCTCTTGTTTGATTCTTTCAGGTGTCATGATTGCTCCTTCATAAAAGTAAACCAATGCGTGCGGCCGTGGCGGCCGGTGGGATGCCCGAATAGGGGTTGGTGCGGCGTGAGCGCCAAAATCTGCGGCACTTTGATTTGGTCTTCATTCCATTTAAAAATCAGCACGCCGCCAGGCTTGAGCACGCGGAAGCATTCGGCGAAGCCTTGGCTGATGTCGTCGCGCCAGTCTTGGGTGAGCCGGCCGTACTTTTTGGCCAACCATGATTTTTTCCCTGCCCGTACAAGGTGCGGCGGGTCGAAAACCACCAAATTAAAGCTGTTGTCGGCAAATGGCAGCGCGGTAAAGTCTAGCCGCACATCCGGGTGGATTTCGAGGTGGCGCAGGTTGCCACGGTCTTTCAGGTAGTGGCTTTCGGTGCGCAGGTCGCCGAACAAACAACGCTGGTCTTGCTTGTCAAACCACATCATGCGGCTGCCGCAGCATGGGTCTAGGATGGGTGGCATTTCAGGTAGCCTCTGCTTCTGCTGCCTGTTCCTGCATGGCGGCATCGATATGCGCCCGCAGGCAGGGCTTTAGTTGGACGGTGTTGCCTAGTGTGATGTCGATATCGTCTTGTGCAGCCAGCCAATCGATGCGCTCGGTGTCGGGGTGGGGTATAAGCTCCAAACCGGAAACGGGGAAGTCTTCCACTTCGAGCGCATCGTCAAACATCACGTTCACATAGCCGTATTCATCTTCTTCCGATAGCACCACTCCTATCGATTCAGGCGTAGGAATACACTTCACACGGTCGCCAAATTTAAATTGATGGGTCATGGGTTACCTCACCATCTTTGGCATGCTTGATTTCGCAGACACTCACGGAAGCAATATTGCTACCTAAATCTCGGAAAAACCCTTGTAAAGGTTCTGGCAGCTTAGCTAATTCGGCTTCGTAGGATGCCTCCTCTTTCTTTGTGCACTCTTCCATGAATGGCAGAAATGTTTTGGTACTTTCCACCCATGATTTTTCTGCTTGTTTAAGTGAGATAATTTCTTCGCCATCTTCGTTTATCGGTATGATGCCAGCTTCAATTGCTGCCCCGGCCAAAGCAAAAACGTTCATGATGTGTTTCATATCTTTACGGGTTAAATTAATGTTCATTTCAGGTTTCCTTTTTGGATTAAAAGGCCGCTGGTGGCGGCTGGTGGTTAAAATGGGATGTCGCTGTCAAGGTCATCTACGGGCGCTGGCTGCGCTGCCGGCTGCCTTGCTGTGGGTGGTGGCGGGGTGTCTGCCTGCGTGGCGCCGCTCTCGTTTTTTCTGCCCAGCATCTTCATTTCGCTGGCGATGATGTCGTAAGCAGTGCGCTCGATGCCGTCTTTGCCGGTGTATTTGCGGGATTGGATACGGCCTTCGATATATACTTGGCTGCCTTTCTTCAGGTATTGCGCGGCGATTTCGGCTAGCTTGCGGTACATAGTGATGTTGTGCCATTCGGTGCGCTCTTTCTTCTGCCCGCTCTGGTCTTTCCAGCTTTCATCTGTGGCGATGGAGAAGTTGCACACGGCATCTCCGTTGGGCATGTAGCGGGTTTCTGGGTCGCGGCCTAGGCGGCCGATTAGGATTACTTTGTTCAGGCTCATGCTGCTTGTTCCTCAAGTTGGCGGACGGTCTTGTCCAGTTCGGTTAAAAATTTGACGGCTTCCTCTTCCAGCTCGGCAATCAGCTTGTCATCACGCGGGATGCAGATGCAGCGATAAGCCAGCTTTTCAGGCAGCCTGTCGTCATAGCTGACAAAGTCGCACCATTGCCGCCCGGTGCAGGCCATCTGCCATTGCATCTGTAGTAGATACTCGTGTTTGGGTTTGCGGCTCTGCAAAAATTCCAAGTGGGTGGCGGTGTTGGGGCATTTGATTTCAATCAGCCCGTCTTCGCCGACTAGGCCGTCAGGGGATGCGCCGCTCATGGCAATAGTCGGATGGGGGATAAAACCTGTTTCGGTTACGTCTGCGCCGGTCTCGAGCATGTACATGGCACGGGCTGCCGGTTCGGTATCTGTGCCGTGCTGCATGGCGGCGGAAGTGAACTTCTCTTCCTGCTGCCCGGTCAGCCGCTGGCATAGCAGTTCGGCCATATAGTTTTTACGCGCCGCGCCGTAGCTGCCGGATTTGGTTTTCCCTACTACGTCAGCTATACGGCTGGCGGTAATCTTGCCTAGGCGTTCGGCGAACCATTCGGGGGTGCGCTGTTCGCTCATGATTGCGTTTCCTCTGCGGCTGCCGGTTCGGCTTGGATGGTTTCCATGGCGATGGCTTTCAGCCGCTCATGTTCGTCCATGCCGATGATTTTGCGCTCTTCCGCACTGATGCTAAGCCACCAACCTTTGTATTCATCCAAGCCGCGAATAGCCACGGTTTCGGCGGTTTTCAGCAAGTCGGCACGGTCTGGGTTGTCGCGTTCCCCGGCAAACGGGCTGGCGGCATTGGCGGGGGCGTGGTCTTTGGCATCTTTGATGCGTTCGGCTTCGTCCTCGTCATAAATACCGGCGAAGCCAAATGCCAAGCGGGCGGCCTGTATCATGGCTTTGTGGCGCAGCATCCGGCGCGGGTGGGATTTCCACGGGGTGGTGTTGCGTTTGCATTCGTCCATGTATTCGGTAACGCTTACAGGATGGGCGCGGTCTTTGCGGTAGATGCGGCAGGTGCAGCTATCTTCGTCTTGCTCAAAGTCCATGCCGTCAAACTGGGCATTGCCGTTAATGATGCGCGCCCATCCGTCTACGCCGACTACGGGAACGATGCCGCCTTGACTGGGGAAGGCGTAGATTTCGCTCGTCCATGGATTTAAGCGGTATTGGTTGGCCACAATCAGCAGCGCGGCCATTTGGTCGTCTGATACGTTGCCTTTGAAGGCGGTGCGCTTGAGTGTGTCGAGCAAGCCTTCGCCGCTGCCTAAATCGAACTGGGCAGCAAGTTTGTTGGATAGTGTGGTCAGTTGGGTGTTTTGGGTCATGATTTACTCCTGGAATAAATGGCGTTCAGGTGGTTTGGCTGGGGTCGTAGTGATAACTGGTTGCTCCAAAGTGGCATGACAACGCTGGCAGGTTGGGGTTGGCGGGATGATGCCGCCCCATACATCAGGGATAACTACTTTACCGCCACATTGGCTACACGTTCCGATTACGCGATACATGATTTACTCCGGGGGTTATTGGATGGTCGGTGGCACTGCATCGGACAAGCCAAGCTCGATTGCTTTTTTGTTGGCTTTGTCCAGCAGCAAAATTGCTGCTGTAACAACAGCTACAAAGTCGTCTGCCGCGGCATCGTCGGCTGCGGCCAGTTGCCTTGCCTCCTCTGCAATCGGTAGGATGATTTGCCGGAGTAGCGGGATGGCTTCGGTGGCGAACATTTTGCTGAGCTTGCTGGTTGGGTCGATGGTGTAAATGTGCATGGCAGCAGCGGCAAGGCCGGCAACCATGCCCAGAATATCGCCTGCGCTGATAGGGTGCTGCTTTGTAATTAACTCTTTGCTTTTGCTCATTGCTTATCTCCAACGGCTCTGAATTTTTTGTATTTTGTTTTCGGCTGCCAGGTCTTTTTATTTATTTTCTCCTCCCCATTTTGGTTGTATGCGATTTCCAACCGGGCGATATACTGGCATCTCACATCAGGGTATTTCTTGGACAACTCCACAAATTCCAGCGCTCGGGCTTCGCAGGAATAAACCGGCGATATAGGATAAGCGCCGCTCTGCTTTTCAAATCTACTTTCCGGCGTTGTATTTAATGGCGCTTTGATTCGTGCTTGCTCCCTTTTTAGGGATTTACCGTATACGACAAACATCATTTATCTCCTTCTGGTTCATACACCACGCCGCGCATGATTTCGCGGTCGTCCATCTCTTGGTAGAGCCGTTCGATTGAGGCCGCCTCTTGCTCTGCCTGCCTGTCCATGGCGGCGATGCGCTCGGCTGCGGTCTCTGTTTGGGTGGGTTGTAGGTATTCGTCTTGGCTGTCTAGGGTGGGCATGGCGGTAAAGGCCACGCCCATAAAAATAGCCGCTATCCAAGCGGCGATATGGGTTTTCATTTTGTAGCTCCTGTGGGTTGGAGTTGTGTCAGAATGCTGTATTTACCGACTAAGGCAATAAACAGTTTGGTGCGCTCTTGTTCACCCAAACCTTTATAATGCTGTATCAGTATGGCTTCTCGGTTTGGCAGATTCATGATGCTGTTTAAAAATCTGGTCTCCCGGGTTAAATCTTGATTGGGGGTATTCATGTTACAAATTCCTTTGGATTGTCCGTATTGCAAAAAGAAGGATGTGGCGTTTACATTGTGTTACGTCCGCCCTACTCAAAAAATTGCATATAACGGTTTGACGCGGATTGTGTCGTTGGTGGTTTGCAATCATTGTGGTGGTGGGGTTGTTGGTCATAGTGAGCATGAGCCAAGCGTGGCAATGGTATTAGCAAAAAATGCGACAGCAAACGTTCGTCAGATTGACGACTTAGGTTATGGGTTGGAATGGTTGCCTGAGCCACCTAAACCGGATATTCCAGACCATACGCCACCGGAGGTGCTGCCTTCCCTGCTTGAGGCAGAAAAACTGTTTCTACTGGGTGACGACTTCGCCCGTTCAGCAGGGAATGCCTACCGCTCAGCGGTGGAAGCGGCGTTGTCTTTAAAAGACACAGAGGGCAAGGATAAAAACCTAAACTGGCGGATTAACCGCCTAGTGAAAGATGGGGTGCTAACTGCGGAGATGGGTGATTTTGCCCACCATATCCGCCAGCTCGGTAATGATGCTTCCCATTCCCTGCTTGATTTCACACCGCAAGATTTGGTGCAGCTGCGGCTGTTCACCAAGATGCTCATCATGTATCTGTTTACACTTCCAGGGATGATTCCAGCCGAAGTGCCAGATGCTACCTGAGTATTAAAGATGCAGGCGCGCGGTAGTTAGAGGGGGATTACCCTTACAAGGAGTTCAGCCGCCGCCTGCTGCCGGTGTTTTGCCCCACCGCCGGCTGGGGGTCTGTCGCCATCTGTGGCTATTGGTTGGCTGCTAGGCCGATGAACTGCTGTTCTTGTTCGCGCCGTTCTTCTTCGCGCTCTTCCTCTTCCTCACGGATGAGGTCGTCGGCTTTGTCCATCATGTGCTTGATGATGGCGGCCTGCACCTCTTGGCTTAGCTCGTCTATGATTTCATCCAGCGTTGTGCCTTGGATAAGGTTGATGCCGCGCTGTAGTACCTCGGCGGCGCGGCTGTAATTCCCGTCTATATTGATTTGCATGATGCTCTCCGTTAGTTGATGGCAATGGCTGCCACGCACTCTGCCCATGTGGGCATGGGAATATCCAGCGGCAGGCTCTCTTCGTTGTTCCAACTTAAGAAATCATCTATCCAGCTTGCCCATGTGGCTTGGTCGTTGAGGTCGTAGTTTTCTTCGCCGTCTATCATGGCTACTTCCGCCCATTCGCGGATGATGGCGCTGCGGTATTTGTCGGCCAATCGTTCGGCTTCTTCTTCCTGCCGCTCGGCTTCGTATTCGGCGGCGGCGTTGCGTTGGTCATGCTCGTATAACTGGCGGTCTAGCCATAAGTCGTATTCGTACATTGCTCTCTCCTTCAATGCTGTCGAATGTTTAATCAAGCCTCCTCTATAAAGAGGCTCTGTTAAAAATTCGTTTACCGTTGATAGGGGCGGCGGCTTCCTGGCCTGTCTGTCTTTTGCCCCAGTTCCCCTCCGGCCTGACTGCTGCTTCTTGAGGGTGGCGGTAAGCGGTGTTTTGCTTTGATGTGGCGTAGTATAGAAAACTAAACATATTAAGTCAAGCATGCTAAACATATTTAGTATAGTAAACTATACTTTCCTTTGATTTAAAACAGAATTTATTTTTCCCGCAGACAACAAAAAAGCCGCACAAGGCGGCAAGAGTGGGCGGCAGGTTTTGGCTGGGCGGGATTTGACGGGCAAAAGAAAAGCCCGCGCGGGGCGGGCTGGCTAGATTTCAAATAGCCGTTTGATTCTCAATGAGATTAATACAATTAAAATACCTGCTACAAATACATGTATTTTGAATGCTGCATAACATGAGCATAATAAAGTGGCACCCAATAGCACAAAATACAATTTCTTCTGTTTTTGGAAAATATGACGTAAATTTTTTTCGTTTGGCTCCCACTTTGACAGCAATGCATTGGGAATCTTCATATTTTTTGAAAAATTCACAATGTTATAATAGATATTGTTCAAGCGAACTTCTTGAGCCTGCAACGCAACATAACAAATAGCGCAGTAAAGCAATAGTGCTGCATAGATAATCCAATTATTCCCATCACTATCATTCTGCAAAATTGCCGGTGCAGCAGTAGCTACTTGGAGTCCAAGGATCTGCGGCAAAGACTGGTCTAAAGATTCACTTATCTTAGTTGAGAATTTCTCGACCTCATCTTCCATTTTTGCTAAAAATTTTTCATATTGGAAATTTTCCAGATATAAAGCATATTGACCCTGTATAGATTCATATATACTTGATATATTCTTTACTATTTCTGTAATAGTACATACTCCGTCCGGTAGATTGCCAACAAAATCAAACAGTACAAAAGCTAATATAGCTTTTTTCTCATCAATATGACTGCTTGTTGAAGCGTCATCTAACCAATCACAGAAATATTTTATTGCATCCTGATCTGCTTTCGACATGCTTTTTAGATAACTAATTAGCTCGTCAGGATTTGAAACTTCTAGTGATAGCTCAAATGGTTTTTTACTGAAAAATATTATCCTCTTAAATATAGTATCTTTATAAGCTGCCGCTTGACTTAAATATGAGATAAATTTTTTTATATTGATGCACGAATTAATTGCTTCTGGTAAACTATCCTTATCAAATGAATTATACTTATTTTCTTTGATAAAGAAATCAGTATTTACTTCTTGTAGGTTTTTTATCTCATGCTCTAGGTAAGAATTTACTGTTTCATATAATGAACCGAGTGAGATTTTTGGTGTATCCACATTTAGATATACTTCCTCAATCTCATTATTAGATTTCCTTCTACTGGTTTCTTGAACAGCGAAGTCATCAAAATTTCTTGTAATTTCATCTAGTAATTGCGTGTCCTCTTCATTTTTTATGCAATATTTCGCCTCATTAGAATTACTACTAAATTCTAATTTTTTATACAACTGCACAAGGGTATAAAAGGAGATGGACATGGTCTATAAATTATGCTTTTGTTTCTTTTTCTAGTTTATTGATAAGGTCTTGTGGTAGATCAGAAATTACTATAACACCGTTATGATAGCATACTTGACTGCTTGACAAGGCATCTCTATTAAACGATACACTCCAATTTTTTGTTTTTGCAGAAAATTTAATCAATGGTCTCAGCGAGCGGGCATCAGGGGTAAAGCCATCCGAAACCCCTTTCTCTTCGTCATCTGATAGTTTGTCTTTTAGCGCTTGTGGGTTAATCGGCCAAACTCTGTTCGCAAATGGTTCTAGCTCAAAATGTTCTTGCTGTTTATTTAAATCTAATAAGTAATTATATGTATCTTGTAAGAAATCAGTTCTTTCCTCAGGATTAAGGTCCTGTTCTCCTGCAAATTCTTCTAATAGCAAAATTAATTTTGCCGTCTCTTTTTGAGCCAAAAGAATATCATCGCACCCAAGAAAGTGTTTGAAATAGTTCGCAACATTCCCTTGTCCTTTGAGGAAGCTAATGTATCTTTCTTCTTTATTTATCCATGCAGTTAAATTAATTCTTCCTGCAAATTTTAGATTATCAATATCCAAAAAATCATCTTGTTCAACATTCCATTCACTAACTTTTAAGCCGATTTTCTCATTAATAATTGCGACCAATAAATAATCTATATTCTCATTTGTATAATGCGATATTACTACATTACCGCCTGTTGCAAATTGCTCTTTATCTGCCCATGATTTTAAGACTTTCATCATTCTTGTAGTGGTTTGGTAAAAATTTTCTTCACCAGTCACAAAATAATCACTCAAAATTGATGGCATAGTATATACGTCTGGCTCATCTTTAAATGAACCATACCCCTTGCCTGCTCTCCCTCTATATCGCTCTGTTATTTGGTTAAGCAATATTCCTGTTGTATCGTTTATTGGTTGCTCATTAGGATTTAACCTAATTATTGATTCACTACCCTGTTCTTTCTCTAAAACATGATAAATAATATGCTTGATTTCAGACATTTTTATTTCTCCAGTTAATTAAGGTAATCTAAACACACAGCCTTTTGCCATTAATCCAATACGCTCCACGTTTCAACACACAGCCTTATGGCTGGCTAATCCAACACGCTCCACCAAAACACGCGGCCTATGATTTGAATATCGGCGGCATCTACTTCTTCGTCAGGGTGTTCCTCTTCGTTGTAGCTATGGATACGGATTCTGTTGCCTGGCAGGCGGTAAAGAATTTTGGTGCGTAGCCAGCCGTCATGATTGATGGCGTAAATCTTGCCGTCCTTAATGTGTTTTTGGCTGGTGTCCACACCAAGCGTAGCGCCGTCCGGGAATACCGGCTCCATGCTGTTGCCATCGGCAGACACGCATACCACGTCTTTAGGGTTGATGCCTTTGCGGCGCAGGCTGGATTCGTGAAAGCGCAGTTTGTAGCCGTTGAAGTCGGATGCTTCAAACGAACCTGACCCGGCGGCCAATCTTACTTCTTTCAGGAACGGCACTTCACATTCCGCATCGTTGAGCGGTGTGCCATCCTGCCATGTTTCTACCACGGCGAATGCGGTGGCGTTTGATTCTATCGGTTTGCCAGGAGAGGCTGATTGATATTTTTCGCCCGTACCATCTGCCAGCCATTGGGTAGAGAAGCGGGTTTTCTTTCCGAAGGCTAATAACGGCTTCGCGCCTAACCCGGTGCTTCCATTAAACCATTGTCCAACCAGTCCTTTTGATACTCCGGCAAAGTCTGCAAGCTGCTGCTGTGTGGTTAAACCATGCTCAGCCATCAGCTCTTCTAATCTGTCTTTAAGCGTATTCATTTCAATATCCTATCAAATCGTTTAGCAGTCTAAACGAAATATTGTTTAGGGTGCTTGACTTTTGTATGTTTAGTAACCTATACTTTAGTCAAGTTTTCTAAGGTGAAAGAAGAAAATGAAACATATTGAGTTTATTGAACTACTAGGTGGCACGTCCAAAGTGGCCGGCTTATGCGGTATTTCCAAAGGGGCGGTATCCCAATGGAAAAAGAACGGTATCCCGTTGGCACAAAACAATTATCTGAAAACCAAATTCCCTAAAGAGTACAAGAAAATCTTTGGGGCTAGGCCATGACTGAATTATCAGTGGAAGTAATCACAAAGGCACACAAGCTGCAAGCTGCTGTTTTGAGAATGCTTGCGGATAAATCACAGCACGAAGTCGCGCTGCTGCTTGGTATGGATGATGCCACCGTGAGCCGTTGGAAATCTGACGAATGCGGGCTAATGCGGGCGGCGCTAATGATTGCGGCCTGTGGCGGCAAGGTGGTGGCTGAAGATGCTGTGGTGGTGAACGCCGAAGAGTATCGGCTGATGTGCCGCATCTCGGCTGAATACTTCGCCAGCCGGGCGGACAGGTAAAAGAAAAGCCCGCTGGGCGGGCTGTGGAATCACGCTTCTTTAACCGGGGTGCCGGCTGTAGTGGATTTAACTAGGTCTATCGAATGGGAACAACTTTGTTTGGATGCGTAGCCTTCGGAGCTGACGGCGATGACTTCGTGATTACCGGCTTTCAACCGCCAGCGCCATTCATTACGGGCATCTCTATACATTTCGAAATACATAAAGGAACTCCTTATGGATTATGCAAAAAATGAATACACGTTCTCCTACCGTTTCAAAGGCAGGATGTGGTCATTAAGCATTTGGGCGGACAGCCCGGAGGAAGCTAGGGAAAAACTGAGGGCTGCGGCCACCGCGCGTTATGACGGGCAAATCATGCAACGGATTTATGTGCCGGTCAAGGTGGCTTGGTTCCGGCGTCTCCGGAAGTGGTGGGGCGAATAAAAAAGCCCGCCGAAGCTGGCGGGCAAAGGAATATTAACAAAATATAAAGGAGGCTTAATTATGGCAAATAAAACGACACAAAGCAATCAGATTTTGGAATACATGCGCCAAGGCAACAGCATCACGCCGCTAGAAGCACTGAACCTATTCGGCTGTATGCGCTTGGGTGCGCGGATTTATGACTTATCGCAGGCCGGCCACGTTATCCACCGCGAGATGGTGCATGACCAAAGAACGGGCAAGAAATACGCCAGCTACCGACTATTGGAGGTAAGCCATGCGTGAGCGTTTTTGGAATTGGGCGTTTGCCCGTGCGTTGGATTTGACTGAATTCTGTGAGCGCCGAATGTTGGCGGCGGTAAGGGGTAGAAGATGAGTATCAAACTGCAATCGAGAGTGTGGGATAGCACGCTGGAAACCGGCTTGAAAATAGTGTTGGGCATGGTGTGCGATGCAGCTAATGATGCTGGCGTGTGCTGGCCTAGCCAAGAGCGGCTGGCAGCCAAATGCAGCATGACCACCCGCACTCTCGGCAAACATCTGAACACTTTGGAAGCACTCGGTCTAATTACCCGCGCCCGTCGGCAAAAAAATGGGCGGCGGTCTTCGGATATGTACCAGGTGCATATCGAGCGACTGGATAGCTTACCAGAAAATCTTTCAGGTGAAAAAAGTTCAGGTGAAAAAAATTCACCTGAAAAAAACGACAGAGCGTACCCGAAAGTTTTTCCAGAGTTACCCGAAAACTTTTCGGGTTCCTTAAATGATGAACCATCAGAGAACCATCAGATAGAACCGTCATTAGTGGCGACGGGGATAAATCCCGCCGCTGCCGAACCTGAATTTCAGCTGGCAGAAATCCAAACTGCCAAGCCTGCAAAACCAAAAAAACAAGCCAACCCGGACAACGTGGCAACTTGGCAAGCCTACGCTCAAGCCTATCGCAACCGTTACGGCGTGCTGCCTGCCTCGAATGCCAAGACACGCGGACAAACTGCGCAACTGGTACGTCTCGTTGGCAGGGAGATTGCCCCGCATCTGGCGGCCTACTTCGTTTCCCACAATAACCGCTGGTTTGTGCAATCCCGCCACGAAATCGGCTGCCTGCTTCGGGCTTACCAGCAGGTGCTGACCGATATGCAGCGCGGCGAACAGATGACCCAAGCCAAAGCGCAACAGGCAGAACGCACGCAAGGCAACTTGGATGCAGTCATGCAATCCGATGATTTGGAAGCATGGGAGCGCTATCAACGCAAACAGCATGGAGCAGCAGCATGAACCAACAGGAATTTTTGGCTAAACGCGCCGAACTGAAACGGGCGCTGGCCGTAACCGCCGAACTGACCGGCACCGCTTTGAGCGCAGCCGCTGTGGATGTGATGGTGGATGACTTGCAAACCTACGACACGGCAGCCGTGCTGTCCGCACTCAACCGCTGCCGCCGCGAACTGACCGGGCGTTTGAGTTTGGCGGCGATTTTGGAGCGTATCGATACCGGCCTGCCGTCTGCCGATGAAGCGTTCGGGATGCTGGCCGAAGGCTGGCGCAATGAAGAATTGACCGTGATTGTGCCGGAAATCGCCATGACGGCTGCGGGCAATGGGGCATGGGAATTGTTCGCCACCGGAGACAAAACCGGGGCGCGTATGGCCTTCCGTGACAGTTATGCCCGGCTCGCTGCTGATGTGGTAGCCAATGGGGGCAAGGTGGAATGGTTTGTGAGCCGTGGCTACAACCGCGAGCATCAAGCCACTGCCATCATGGATGCAGTACGCAAAGGCCGCCTGACTGCTGAACAGGCTTTGACCTGCCTGCCTTCCGAAGCGGCGGCAGAAAGGCATTTGCTGGAAACCGGCGAGCCGCTGCCTGCCCTGCCGGACGGCAACCCGTTCCGCCCGCAGATTGCCGCGCTGCTCGAGCGGCTGACGATGGAGGCGTGATATGGATACCTGCCCCTGCTGCCCGCCTACCGGCTCTGTGCTCAACTTCCGCTGCCCAGTGTGCTGTGCTGAACAAGTTCGCCGCTGCCGGCCAAGCAGGAAGCTGCAAGAGAAGATGCTGCACCAACTGACTGCCTTATCCGGTGCGCCGACCCGTGAAGAGATTTTGGAGAAAGTGAAACATGGCCAAGCGTAAATGCAAAGTATGCGGCTGTGTGTTTGAGAAGCAGAGGCCATTGCAGTTTGTCTGCTCCCCAGCCTGCGGGATTGAGTATCAGCGCGAGCAGAAGCGCAAGGCGGCCATCAAGTCGGAGCGTGAAGCCAAGCGCAAGGAGCGGGCGAAGACGGCGGCGATGCGGCACAAGCTGGAAACGATACCTGAACTGACCAAGAAGGCGCAGGCGGCGTTCAACCGCTACATCCGGCTGCGGGATAGGGGTAAGCCTTGTATCAGCTGTGGTGCGCCGTGGAAGGATAATTTCCAAGCCTGCCACTATGTACCGGCGGGCAGGAGCAGCAAGCTACGCTTTGACGAAGACAATGTGCATGGCGGCTGTGTGCGCTGCAATCTGTATGAGAGCGGCAATATCCGTGGCTACCGGCAGGGCTTGATAGAGCGTATCGGGCTGGCGCGGGTGGAGGAGTTGGATGCCGACCATGAAACGCGCCGCTGGATGAAGGAAGAGCTGCGGGAACTGACTGTGAAATATAAGCAATTAGCTAAGGAGATGGAACGTGATTAAATTGTTGGATTTGAAAGTCTTTATTATCTATGCCCTGTTGTACTCTCTGACCATGTGCGTATTCCGCTGGTTCGGCAAGACCAACCTCACATATTGGGAATGCTTCCATCCATTTATCGGGTTGCTGGCAGTCTTAGGTTCTATTTTCGTCCTCATGCTGTTTTGGAAAAATTGAGGCAGGTCATGCAATCCGTAACCTACCGCCTACAACTCCAAAATATGCGCCCGCTGATGACAACCATCTGGAACAACCTGCAAGGCTGGCTGCAAGAAAACCCTGATTTAGAAATTACCATCCGTCCGCATAAGTCCAAACGAAGCACCGAGCAAAACCGCCGACTGTGGAAGATTTATCAGACCTTAGCCGAACAGGCATGGGTATCCGGCAAACGGTTCAGTCAGGATGCGTGGCACGAATACTGCAAACGCCAATTTATCGGCTGCGAGGAACTACCGGACGGATCGCAAATCGGTATCTCGACCACCACCCTCAACACCGGCGAAATGACCGACTACCAAAACCGCATCCAAGCATGGGCGGCGCAGGAATTTGGAATTATTTGGGGGTTCTGAATGGCACAAACCTACAGAGACCCGACCTTTGACGAAGTAGCCCGCCGTGAAGCCCAACGGCAGCGCAAGGCAAAAATCCGGGCAAGCCGCTGGTATCGAGTAATGAAACGCCGCCGTATCAAAACTACTATCCAAACAGATGAACAGGAAATAGCATGTACCAGTCAGTCGAAGCAGCATTGAGCCACGCCTACCGCTTATCTTGTATGCGGATCGAGCCATTGAACAACACCGAACAAATTTGCCACTGGGTAGAGGATAAGGGCGTAAGCCGTGGTGGCGGACAAGGGATGACACAACATGACTGGCACGCAAACAGTGCGATGATACGGGCGCGGGTGGAACGGCTACTAAACCATTTGGAGCTTTGCGCCGTAGAAGCCCAATACGGCAGCAATTTGAGCCGTATCGTGGATTTGAGCAGCTACATCCTGGATCAGCAGCAAGGCATTCCCTTGTTGCTTTGTGATGCCCTGCTGTCGCATATTTTTTCAGGTAGCCCCAAGCAGATGCAGATACAAGACAGATTTGATATTGGGCGCGTAACGTTGTGGCGGAAAAAGAAACAGGTTGGGGAAATTGTGGCGGGGCTGCTCAATAGCGCCATTTGCAAACTGGAGCCAGAGTTTAGGCAAGCGGGGATTATTGGGTAGTTTGTGTTTGTGCGGCTAGGCTGTGTAAAAATATGTATAATTGCCCGCTATTACACTTCACACAGCCTTCTCTCAAATGGGGTTTCGCTTCAGAAAATCGTTCAAGATTGTACCCGGCTTTCGTGTAAATATTGGGAAGCGTGGCATTACCAGCTTTACCATCGGGAAGCGTGGCGCCAACCTGAATATCAGCAAGAAAGGCGTCTACTCCAATATCGGCATCAAGGGGACGGGGCTGTCTTATCGGGCAAAATTAGCCTCAAGCCAACCGCAGAAGAGCCGGAAAATGGGACGCGCGAGCAAAATCAACCAACTGGAAAAGATAGAGCGGATGTACAGTAAAGGCCAGCTAACCGAAGCAGAATACTGGCAATTACGGGAAGAGGTGATGAGTGAAGATAGGCTGGATTTTTCACAGATCGAGACGACAGAGCCTCCGCCAAAAAGAAGAGGCTGCTTGGCAACAATAGGCAAAATAATCTGCTGGGGAATCGTTATTTTGATTCTAATTGGCATCCTGTCCGCACTTTCTGAGAACAGCACACCAAATAGTAATGCGCCACAACAACAGCAACGCGAAGCACCAACGAAAACACATGAGGACACTCCTCCGTCGGCTCGGCAGCGTAATGATTCAGGCAAAACCGAAGGGTATAAGCCGATGAGTGATGATGAGCGTAAACAGGTAGATAGTTTATTTTAGGATGTTTGATATGAGAAAACTTTTATTAGTCATACTGTTGGGAGTTTCTTGCCCCGCCTTCTCCTTGTGTGTTGATGAATATTGTTCAACATCTCCTGAACTTGAGCGACAGGCGCGACAATTGAATGCCGCATACCAACGCTTGCAAAGTTTCTCAAGAACGCATGACAATTCAATAACCGACAATGCTTTCATTGAAGCGCAGAAACGTTGGCGCGCATGGGTTCCTGTTGAATGCGAATTGGCTTATGCACCTTTGCAAGCTGGAAATATGGCATCCGATATTTATATCTCGTGTTTAGAGCAAAAATACCGTGAGAGGGTTATTGAAGTCAATCGCTTGTTGAGAGAAAAGCAAAATATGAGGACAAATTAACTGGTCAATACTACGCCCCTTTCAGTTTGGTCATCAAAACCCCATCAATTGGCTAGGGTATCATCTATCAGGGTATAGCTCACGTAATTCCGCTTCACGGCGTTGCGCTTTTTCATTAATACAGCTTTGCCATACAATACCAGCAATCGTTCCTCCTTCGTCTCTTTTCATTACTGCAGTGCAATCAGCATTTTTAAAACGAACCCAAAGACGTTGCGCTTGTAGCAATCCGTCTCTTTCATTATGACTCAGTTTATCCAATATTGCTTTGTATGTTGCTGAGAGCCTAGCTTCTATATGTGTATTTTCTGTTCTTAAACATGACATAATATCCACAGTATTAGTGAATCTATCGCAAGCTGCACTTGCAGAACCAGTAATAGAAATTAGTGCTATTAGTAAGATGATTTTTTTCATGATCACACACCATTAGGAGATTAATAACAACTGCTATTATACCATCTAGTACACATAAACCATGCGGTTCACTCCTACGCTTGCTAACTGCGCACGCTAATCCGTACCTAATGCAATACAACGCTGTCTCGCCTGATTCTATGGTAGAAAAAGTTTATCAGTTTGTATGCAATTAAAAATACTACATAAAATAAGCCCGCTTGCAAAAGCGGGTTTTTGCTTGTATTATGCTTCCTAGGTGCTCGAAACACCTGAAACAGCGGCTCCCGCCCCGATAGTGTGGATTTTTTGTGTCTATTGGTTTCATTGCTCTCTCCTTGAACCCATCACAAAGTTTACTCCTATGGCGGGGTGCGCCAGTCCGCAAGGCTGGCGGCATGTCTGTTTACATGTTTCGAACACCCCGCCACCCCTTCGAAAGGGTTTTAAATCTCAAACAGGAGTAAATCTCATGAATAGCATCAAAACCGTATCTTTCGGTAATTTCCCAGTTTCTTTTCAAAATAATGGCTACTTGAACGCTACTGTTGTAGCCGCTCATTTCAATAGGCGTGTTGGTAATTATCTAAAATCTGAAAGAACTCAAGAGTATATCGCCGCACTTGCTGAAAAATTAAGCGTTACTCCAAAAAGAGCAACGGAAGATAATCAAATAGTTATCATCAAGCAGGGCGGTACGGAACAAGGTACTTGGTTGCACCCCAAACTAGCAGTTGATTTCGCCCGCTGGCTCGACCCTAAATTTGCCGTATGGTGCGACGAACAGATTGAGCAGATTCTTTCAGGTAGCCCCAAGCTGGGAACCCAAACCACGATAGACGAGCGGCGCGGCCTGGTGGACGCGGTTAAGCTGCTAGTCGCCCGCTGCGGTATCGATTATTCGGCTGCCTACCGCATGGTGCATCAGCGCTTCGGCGTGGCGCATATCGACCAAATCGCCGCCCCGTTGTTGCCTGCTGCGGTGGCTTATGTGCATTCGCTCACGTTACAAAGCGGGCTGAACGGCGAAGTGTTGGACAGGCTACCTGAAAATATGCAGCCAAAACCCCTGCGCAATTTGCAGGGCGCTGTAATCAACAGCCTGTACTGTGCCGAATTTATCTACCAGCACCGGGCAGCGATACGCGGGCTGAACCGCCGCCTGGCAGCCACCCTGCACGACCACGCCGCCGACAGCATCATGTTCCTGCGCAACGTGGCCGAACAGGCGGGCATCAGCGTGCCCGACAACGAGTATTTCCAATACTTCCCCTGGGACGGCGATAGCACGGAGAAAGCCCGCTATCACCAATTGAACGCGTGATTTTCAGGTAGCCCAAGCCCCGTGATGCGTTCACGGGGTTGGGTTCGAACTAGTACAAAAATTGTACTAGTTCAAATTGAGGGCAGGAGGATGTTGGATTGAAAAATGATGAAATATGATGAAATATACGGAAAAGATATAAAATGTACGGAAATATGCTGAATTAAATTGCCTGTTTCACAGCCACCCGCATATAATCGAAAGTATGAAACCGCATAACGACACCCTTTTCCAAGAGCCGAAGGCTGCCCAAGCAGCCGCCTTCATGCTGTACAAGGCAAACGGCAAACTTGAAGTGCTGAAGCTGATGAAGCTGATGTACTTGGCTGAGCGTGAGTCCTTTGCCCGTTTCGGGGAAGGACTGACAGGAGATGCGTTGGTTTCAATGCCGCATGGCCCGGTGCTCTCTATGACTTTGGATTTCATTAACGGCGGGCATGATTCCGTCCCGAACGGGTGGGCAACATGGATTACCGACCGCGAAAACAGGATGCTTGCCTTGCGCGACCCAAGCATGATTCGGACACCTGAGCAAGACTTACTGGCTTTGTCTGAGGCTGATTTGGAAGTGCTGGAATCGGTTTGGGAAAAGTATGGTCATCATTCTGCATGGGAATTGCGCAACATGACCCATAACGGGTTATGCCCGGAGTGGGAAGACCCCCACGGTTCAAGCCGGCCTATCCCTATCAAAAAACTGTTATCTGTGCTTGACTATAATGAAGAACAAGCTTTAGCGATTATAGAAAGGCTGGAAGAACAGGCTTACATCAATCGTTCTTTCCAGTAAGGGCGGCGGCATGTCTCAATTGTGGCAATGCGGACAAGGAGAATGCTTGCTCATCCCATCCGGGCCGGGTAGTTATCAGCACTTATTTACCATTCTAGTTAACCCTTGTATCTTACCCAGTCGCGGGAGTAAGCCGCATGTTCTTTCTGTCGGCATTTCTTCTATCCGAGCAAATATCCCGTATGACAATGCTTGCATCATCAAGTCGGGAGAACATCCATTTATCCAGCATGACAGTTATGTCCGCTACCGTGATGCCAGGATTGATGCTGTCGAGCATATAGAAAAACGTGTACACGAAGGAGTGTTCTCTGTGAAACCACCGTGCAGCGCGGAGCTGTTGATCCGTATCATTACCGGCGCATCAACATCGCGATATGCCAGCAGGGAGGTTAAGCTCCTGATTGCTAAATTTGCTATGACATAATTCTCGGTCCGCTCATGCGGGCTTTTCAAGCAGCCTTCGGGCTGCTTTTGTTTTGCACTTGACAGCATGAAACACTTTTGATATAAAAGTGCTATATTTCGGAGAAAGTTGCGAATTGGTAATTTTCTCCTTTCTTTTTGGCTGCCTTTAGGCGGCCTTTAATTTAGGATAGCTCGATATGGCAAAAGCAAAACGCCCAGTCGGGCGACCGACAACATATAGTCAGGAAACGGCAGATAAAATCTGCGAACTGATCGCCCGTGGCATAAGCTTGCGGGCGATTTGTTCATCTGCGGATATGCCTGCGGGCGGCACAGTACACCGCTGGCTGGCGGAGCACCAAGATTTTCAGGAGCAATACGCGCGTGCGCGCGAGGAACAGGCAGACAGCTTTGCCGACGAGATTATCGATATTGCCGATTCTGTCGCCCCTGAAACGGGTGAAGTGGCGAAAGCCAAGTTACAAATCGACGCCCGCAAATGGAAGGCCGCCAAGCTCGCGCCGAAGAAGTATGGCGAGAAGCTGGAATTAGATGCCGATATGCGCGTGAAGGTAGAGACCCGCTCGCTGGAAGATATTTTCAAGTAACCCTATGGCCAACCCGTATTTCAAGCCGCTTATCCGCAAGGCGCGTTACAAGGTGCTGTATGGCGGGCGCGGTAGCGGGAAATCGTATTTCTTGGCGGAATTGGCGGTGGAAGTGTCGCGCCGCATTGGCACGGTCATTTTATGTGCCCGAGAGTTTCAAGGCTCGCTGGATGATTCGGTGTACCAGCTATTGATTGAGACCATCGAACGCTTGGGCTACACGGATGAGTTCGACATCCTGAAATCCACCATCACCCATAAAGGCACGGGCGCGAAGTTCGTGTTTTACGGCATCAAGAACAACGTGACCAAAATCAAATCGATTCAGGGTGTCGGCGTGTGCTGGGTGGAAGAAGCCGAAGCGGTAACGAAGAATTCATGGGACGTGCTGATACCATCTATCCGTGGTGACAAAAACGCGGAAATATGGATCAGTTTCAACCCGAAAAACATTCTGGACGACACCTATCAGCGGTTCATCGTCCACCCGCCCAAAGACAGCATTGTCTTGAAGGCCAACTACGACATCAACCCGCACTTTGCCGATACACCGCTGCTGGCTGATATGCTCGAATGCAAAGAGCGGGACGAAGACCTTTACCGTCATATTTGGCTGGGCGAGCCGGTTGCTGATAGCGAGCTGGCGATTATCAAACCAAGCTGGATTGAAGCTGCCATTGATGCGCATGAAAAACTGGGCTTCTCTTCCGCAGGCCGGCGCATCCTTGGCTTTGACGTGGCCGATGAAGGCGATGATGCCAACGCCACCATATTGCGGCATGGCTCGGTTGTAACCGATATGCAGCAATGGCGTGGCCAAGACGTGATTTATTCCGCCGACAAGGTTTACCTATACGCCCAAGAGCAGGATATTGACCGCATTGTGTACGACAATATCGGCGTGGGTGCCGGTGTGAAGGCACAGTTCCGGCGCAAGAATGGCAAGGTGCAGACGCTCGGCTTCAATGCCGGCGGTGCGGTGTACAAGCCTGATGCCAAATACACCGACGACAAGAAAAACCGCGACATGTTCGCCAACATCAAGGCGCAGGCGTGGTGGATGGTGCGCGACCGCTTCTACAAAACATGGCGCGCCGTGCATCACGGGGACAACTACCCCGAAGACCAACTTATCAGCCTTTCAAGCAGCCTGCACGAGTTGGAGTACCTGACTGCCGAACTGAGCCGCCCGCAAGTGGATTACGACCAAAACGGGCGTGTGAAAGTGGAGAGCAAGAAAGACATGAAAAAACGCGGCATCCCCAGCCCGAACCGGGCGGACGCGCTGGTCATGGCCTTTGCCCCTGTGCAGGGCGGACTGAACATCAACCCCAAGATATTGAGCGGACTATGAGTAAGAAAAAGAACAAGCCCAACGCCAAGGCTATGCGCCGTGCGTTGCAAAGGCTGCCTGAAAAACAGCCCGTCTCATACAGTTTGGATTTTCCAGCCCTGCCGGACGGCGTGAAGCCAAACGGTATAGCCATGGACAGCAGCCCCTTAGGAAACTTTGGGGCTGATTGCTTTTTCGGCACCGGCTTTATCGGTTATCCGCGCTTGGCCGAGTTGGCGCAGATTTCCGAATACCGCAGCGTAAGCGAAACCACCGCCAACGAAATGACCCGCCAATGGATAGAAATCAAATCCGTAGGCGAAGAAGACAACAGCGACCTCATCAAGCAGATTGAGGAATGCTACGAGCGGCTGAACGTGCGTGATGTGTTCCGCAAGACCATTGAAACAGACGGCCTGTTCGGGCGCGGCCAGATACTGGTGCAAATCAAAGACCACGACGGCAAACTTGCCAATCCGCTGCTCTTGACCGAGAAAACCATTACCAAGGGCAGCCTGAAAGCCTTGGTGAATATCGAGCCGATGTGGACGACTCCCGCTCCGTACAACGCCATCGACCCTACCTTGCCCGACTTCTACAAGCCGAAGGCATGGTATGTGATGGCACAGGAAATCCATGCCAGCCGACTGTTCACCCTGATTTCCCGCCCTGTGCCGGATATGCTCAAGCCCGCCTACAACTTCGGCGGCGTGAGTATGACCCAACTCATGATGCCCTATGTGGAACGCTGGCTGCGTACTGTGGATTCCGTCAGCGACCTGCTGCACAGCTTCTCTTTGTCCGGCATCAAAACCGACATGAGTGCGATATTGAGCGGCAGTGACGACGGCGACACCAACATCATGCTACGTGCCGAACTGTACAACCGGTTGCGTGACAACCGCGGCCTGATGCTATTGAGTAAAGAAGAAGAAGAGTTCTTCCAGTTCAACACCCCGCTGTCCGGCTTGGATGCGCTGCTTGCCCAATCTCAAGAGCAGATGGCCGCCCCCAGCCATACGCCGCTGGTGAAGCTGCTCGGTATCACGCCCAGCGGTCTGAATGCCAGCACAGAGGGCGAAATTGCCGTTTACTACGACCACATCCGCGCCATGCAGGAAAATCTGCTGCGCGACCCGCTAGACAAGCTACTTAAGTTGGTGCAACTGCATCTGTTCGGCCAAGTGAACGACAACATCACTTTCGATTTTGTGCCATTGCAGCAGATGAGTGAAACCGAGCTTTCCACCATCCGCAAATCCGACACCGACCGCGATGTGGCCTACATTCAGGCCGGCGTAGTATCGGCAGAGGAAGTACGCGGACGGCTGGCGAGCGAGTCAGACAGCGGCTACAACGGCATTGACGTGGAAGATGTGCCCGAAATGCCCGATGACGGCTTTTCAGACGGTCTGAATGACGGCGGAGAGGAAGAAGGCGGAGACCCCGCCGACCCAAAGCCTGAACCTGCCCAAGATGCCGAATGGGATGAAAGCAAGCATCCGCGTGCGGAGAATGGGCAGTTTGGGGCAGGAGGCTCATCTCAAAATAATGTTGCCGACATAAGCGGATTCCTTGGCACCGAGTATCAAGGTAAAGGGAAAGACGCCGTTCAAAAATTACGTCAGGAAAAGAACGGGTATATCAAAGGTGCTTTCCACCGAAGCGACATTGGCGATATTGCTTTAGTTTGGGGAAATGATGATGTCGGATTGAAACACATCATCAGACGCCGAGAAGAGCAAGGCATTGATATTGACCTCTTCCTTGAAGATATTGATGAAGTTATTGAGAAGGGTAATATTCAAAAGAGCCAAGAGACGGGAAATTTTGAGATTTGGCACAATAAAAAGATGGCGGTCATCTCGCCGGAATTTAAAGGCAATCAGTTGATGTTCTTACTGACCGCATTTAAATCACGCAAGCAAAAAACAAACCCCTGATGATGAAGTATCAGGGGTTGTTTGTGTCTGGGTGGCCGCAATCCCCACCATTTATCACTCGACAGTAACCTGCCTGAGATTACGCAGCTAATGCGAAAATTTCTGCTGTCAGACGTGATTATTGTATGCCAACCGCCTACCGAAAGCAAGCCATGAAGTTATCCGCCCTGTCCGATAAAGACATCATCCTCAAGCCGATACAGCCCAACCTGGGCGTAGAGGCCGCCTACCGCAAAAGCCTGAAAAAGCTGTTGCGTGAAATGCGCGCCGACGTTCAGGGTTTGCTTGAGCGGCACTACCCGAAAGGCATTGCCCAAGACAGCCTGACGGACGGCTTGCAGGCTGCTTTGGCCGCCCTGTTGCGTTATTGGTTGGCGCAGTTGGACAAACTTGCCCCGCAAATCGCCGAGGTATTTGCCAATCAAAGCGCAAACCACACAGAGAGAGCCTTTCAGATGGCCTTGCGGGAGGCAGGCTTTACCGTCCGTTTCCGTGCCACAGCGCAGCAGCAAACCGCATTGCATGCCGTATTGGGCGGCAACGTCTCGCTTATCCGCTCGATCGGCCAGCAATACCTGAACCGCGTGGAAGAAAGCGTATGGCGCAGCGTGAATGCAGGCTACGACATGGCGCAACTGACCCGCGAACTGCGCAAAGACTACGGCATCAGCGAACGCCGTGCCGCCTTTATTGCGCGAGACCAAACCAACAAAGCCAAGGCGGCCATTGAAAAGGCACGGCGGCAGGAATTGGGCATTACCGAAGCCATATGGATGCACTCCAACGCAGGCAAAGAACCGCGTCCGAGCCATGTTTCCGCCAACGGTAAGCGGTTTGATGTGAGCAAAGGCATGTATCTGGACGGCAAATGGGTACAGCCCGGGGAGGAAATCAACTGCCGTTGTACGAGCCGCAGTGTGATTAAAGGATTTAACTCATGAATACGCAACAGAGAGCCATTTTGAGCAAAGCCCGCCGATTGTTGGCGATGGACAGCCGCTGGATTACCGTTAAACCGAACGGTGCAGAAAACAAAGGCTCTCCCGTCAAAATCGACGAATCAGGCCGCATTGAAGCCGGGATGGGTGGGAAGTTTAACGGCGAGAAAATTAACGAAGTACGGGAAAGTTTTGTCGGGGCGAAAACGCCGAGTAAAGAGCATTTGGCGGCCACGAACGCTACCAAATCTCAAAGCAAAACTTCAATTCAAGAAAAAATTAAGCAAAGTGCGGCTGTTGCGAAAAATGAGGTAGGTGCAGCATCACAAGGCAAACCAAAAACACCGGCCGCTCAAGCCAAAGCGACAGCAATCTCTTATGTTCAAGAGAATAAAAAGAGGTTTCAGCAAGGAGGCTTGGATTTTCGCAATATGGATGAAAAAACAGCGGGGGAATTTGGGAAAAATTTAGAAGGTTTGCGGAAGCATGAAGGCGAGTTCAAACGCATTTCTGATCACTTAGCCAGTGTGCATAACGGCTACCAGCCAAATTCTTTTGATTTTCGCGGGGTAATGAAAGCCGAGGACTTAAGCAAATACGTTTCAGCAGGTATTTTGAAAGAAGACCCCAGTAGCAAAAGCGGCTGGGGTTATTTCTTTACAGACGAAGGAGCAGCGCTTGGCAGCCAAATTATCCGGCGCAAAGTTGTTGCAAAACCTGCAACAACTGCAAAAGACCGCCTTTCCATCGCCCAAGACCGCTCCCTGCGCTCCTACGACCAAGACGGCAGGCTGCACGTTGAAAGCTCCAACATCAGCAAGGCAACGGTAAATCCCTACTACGGCAGCGAAATCCCCAATTACCAACAACTGGGGCTTGAGCCGAAAAAGGTTTACTACCTGCTGCGAGACCCTGAAGAGTTGGAAAAGGCGGCGCCGACGTTCAACAACCTGCCTTTATTGAGCAAGCACATCCCCGTTTCTGCCGACGAGCCGCAGAAAGAAGTGATTGCAGGCACGACCGGCAGCGATACCGTGTTTGAAGACGGCTACCTGAAATGTTCGCTGGCCGTGTGGGACGCGGAGGCGATTGCCGGTATTGAGAGCGGCGAGCAGGTGGAGCTATCCAGCGCGTACCACTACACCGCCGACATGACTGCAGGCGAATTTGAAGGCAGGCATTACGACGGCGTGATGCGCGATATTGTCGGAAACCATGTAGCCCTTGTCGATGTGGGTCGGGCGGGGCGTGATGTTGTAGTAAGCGATGCAGACCCATTTTACGAAAGGAAAACCATGAAACTGAAAGCAGGCGCGAAAGCGCGTATTCAGGCAGCCGTGCAGCCCCTGTTGGCGCAGGATGCCGAATTGAGTCCCGATGAACTGTTGCAGGTTATCGGCTCGCTCACCAACGAAGTGCAGACGGCTGAGGACGATGGCGAAGATTTGCCGCCCGAAAACGTCGAGAATGTCGGCACGGACGAAGACGAGCCGGAGGACGGCGAAAACAACCCCGCACCCACCGAGCCGGAAGAACCCGCCGAAGACGAAGAACCGGAAGCCCCAGAAGGCGGCGCGCCCAAGCCAGCGCAAGACCGCGCCATTTCCAAAATGGCGATGGATGCGGCCATCAAACGTGCCGTAGAAGCCGAACGCCAACGTTCTCAAGCCCTGGCTACGGCACAGCGCGAAGTGGCGCCCATTGTCGGCGATGTAGCGATGGACAATGCGGCGGACGTGTACAAGTTCGCGCTCGAACAGAGCGGCATTGATGTAACCGGCGTGCACCCTTCCGCCTACCGCGCCATGGTCGGCATGTTGGGCAAACCCAAACATCCGATGGCGCAAGATGCGGCCAAAACCGCTGAACAGTTCCCCGGTTTATCACGAATCAGAAAGGCTTAAACCATGTCATTCCAAAAAGCAGTTAAATCTTACCAAGCCCCCGCCGTTGCGGGGGATTTTGCTGCCCACAACCCGAACGCTTCCATGCTGTCGGGTGAAGGCACCCTCGTTAGCGGCACGGACGGCGTAACCGTTGGCGTGTTTGCTTGGGCGGATGCCGACGGCAAAGTGTCCAACAAAAAAACCGCCGGCGCACGCATCGGCTTTGTCCACCGCGAACAGCAGGCCAGCATCACTGCCTATCTGGCGGAACACGGCAACCAAATCCTGCCCGGCCAAATCATTACGTTGGCCGTAGCGGGCGACTTTTGGGCGCACTTCCCCGCCGGTGCCGAAATCGGCCAGAACGTGTTTGCCAAAGACACCGACGGCACATTGAAAGCATCTGCCGCCGCCACCGAAACCGGTCACACCCTGACCCGCTTCAAAGTGGCTTCCAAAGCCGCGGCGGGCGAATTGGCCAAAATCACCACATGGGAGTAACGATTAAATGAATACCTTGCAACAACTCGAACGCGATGCCGGCATCGTCTTTATGGGCGGCGGCAAAAAGCTGATGAACGAACAGGTGCAGGCTGCTTTGGCGATGGACGCGCAGCCTGCACTGACCACAACAGGCAACAGCGGCATTCCCGCATGGATGCTGACCTATGTCGATCCGAAGCTGATTGAAGTCGCCCTACAGCCGATGAAGGCCGCCGAAATCTTCGGTGAAGTGAAAAAAGGCGACTGGACGACCGAGACCGCCATGTTCATGCTGGTAGAGCCTACCGGCGAAGTCTCCAGCTACGGCGACTACAACAACAACGGCGTGAGCGGTGCCAACGTCAATTTCCCGCAACGCCAGAGCTACCATTACCAAGTGTTCACCCGTTGGGGCGAACGCGAAGTGGCACGCGCTGGCGAAGCCAAGATTGACTATGTGAACCGCGTCAATCAGGCCAGTGTGAACGCCTTGAACCGCTTCCAGAACAAATCCTATTTGTTCGGTATCAAAGGTTTGCAGAACTACGGCATCCTCAATGACCCTAGCCTGCCGGCTGCTACCGCCGCCGCCCAAACATGGGCAACCGCCACCGGCGAGCAGGTGTACGAATCCATCCGCAAGCTGTTCCAAAAACTGTTGCAGCAGACCGGCGGCCTGATTGATATGAACACACCGCTCCTGCTGGTGTGCAGCCCGACTGCCAGCGTGGAACTGACCAAAACCAACCAGTACAACGTCAATGTTACCGACCAACTGAAAAAGAACTTCCCGAACCTGCGCATCGAAACCGTGCCGGAATACTCCGCCGCATCGGGCGAGATGGTGCAGCTGATTGTGGAAGAGTTGGACGGCCAGCGTACGTTGGAATGCGGTTTCACCGAAAAACTGCGTGCGCACAACATGGTTTTGGAAGCTTCCAGCATCAAGCAGAAGAAATCACAGGGCACATGGGGCGCGATTATCTACCGCCCGTTCTGCATTGCTTCCATGACGGTGAGCTAAGCAGACCGTAAACGAGGCCGTCTGAAAATAGGCGGCCTTTTTTCAATTTCAAAGGAAAATCAAATGGCAAAACAAAAAACCGTAACCGTTGGCTGCAAGCTGCCTAACGGGCTGATTATCGAAGTTGGCGGTCAGTCAGTAGAACTAAATGGCGCGAACGCTTCAAACATCATCGGCGGCCACGGCATCACTTACGATGTGGATGCCGACCTGTTCAATGCTTGGTTAGAAGCGCACCAAGACCGTGACATGGTGAAAAACGGCTTCGTATTCGCCCATGAAGATGCCAAGAACACCAAAGCCGAAGCGCGGGAAAAGACCGACAACGAAACCAAGTTGGAAGCCATTAACCCCGATGACAATGCTAATGGTGTAAGCGCCGCCAAGGAAGAGTAACCATGCCCGCCGTCGTCTTTGATAAAGCACGGTTTCAGGCGGCCTATCCCGAAGTGCAGGCAAGCGATGCACAGTTCGCCATGTGGTTCACGCAGGCTGAAAGCCTGCTGGACAACACCGACCACAGCATCGTGGAAAAACTGGAAGAGCGCGAAATGCTGCTGTTCCTGCTGGTGCGCCACTTTGCCGCGCTGAACGAACGTGCCGCGCAGGGCGGATTGGTGGGGCGCATTTCTTCGGCTACCGAAGGCAGCGTTTCCGTGAGCGCGGATATGGGCGCAGTGGGCAGCAATGCCGCTTGGTATCTGCAAACGCCCTACGGCGCGACCTACTGGCAGCTTACCGCCAAATACCGCCGCTTCCGCTATGTGCCGGGAGGCTGTTATGCACGGCGGCGATAAGTTCAGGCAGCGACTGGCCGAACTGGCTGCACAGGCGCAAACAGCCAAGGTGCGCGTCGGCATCATCGAGCAGGCAAACTACGACGGCTCGGATGGCGAAAGCGTGGCACAAGTCGCCTTCTGGAATGAATACGGCACGGCAACCATCCCGCCACGCCCGTTTTTTCGCAATACCATTGCCCAGCATAAGGACGAATGGCCGAAGCAGGCTGCCGCACTGATGGAAGCCAACGGCGGCGACGTGCGGCAGACCTTGGAATTGATGGGCGAAGGCGTAAAGGGGCAGATTGTGGAAACTATCCAAAACTTCCACACACCGCCAAATGCCGCTGCAACCGTGAAAAAAAAGGGCTTCGACAAGCCTTTGATTGACACAGGGACGCTGTGGCGCAGTATTGATTACGAGGTAGCCGATGAATCTTAGAGCCATCGCCAACGGCGCGATTACATCCGTCAATCCGAACCTGCCCGCCGTGTTGAAACTCAATGACGGCTACACCACTGATGCCACAGGGAAACGGAAATCAGGCTACAGCGAGCATCCTGTAACCATACAGACCCAAACCCTCAGCACGCAGGATTTGTCCTTGTTTGAAGGTCTGGCGCAGCAAGGAACGCTGCTTTATGCCTATGTAACCGGACAATTCCACGGTCTGCGGCGGCAGGACGGCAGAGGTGCGGACAAGCTGGTGTTCGCGGCCTACGGCGAAACCGAAACGACAGAATGGCTGGTGAAGCAGGTGGTGGAAAGCTGGCCGGATTGGTGCAAGGTGCTGTTATGGCGGCAACATTAGACGATATTTACACCGAAGTCCGGGCAATGCTGCTCGGGCTTTTTTCGTGCGAAGTGGTGCGCGGATACAGCAACAACGTACCA